TCAATCCTGGACTACAAGCGATCTTTCCACAACTATCACCGAGCGCCTCGTTGTACTCTGAATATGTCTTCAAAAGACTAATATTCAAGTATGTTCCGGTCGTACCGACCAGTCAACAAGGTTTAGTAGGACTTGCTTTCCAACCAAATGTTGATGAACTCGGACCAAGAAATTGGTCAGAGCTTGTCTCGTTTGATGGTGCATCTTTCTGCTCAGTTTGGGATAATGGTTGTGTGACAAGTGTCCCATGTTACGATGAACCAAAATATGTACGATTGGGTGCATTTCCTGATGGGTCAGATCCAAAGACCTATGACATCGGGAAACTCTCGATCCTCACTCAAGCTTACAATGGATCAATCTCACCTGGATATATTCAGGCTGATTATGAAATTGTCTTGATGAAGAGAGTGTTACCTCCCGTGAAGGGATGTGTATATCAATCGTCGACCCAAGGTGATGCGGACCCAACCAATAATTGGGCTTATCTTTTCAATGATAATACAGTCGGAAACGACTTAATCATGGAAGAAGATCCATCCTCAGATTCCTTGTTCATCGGACTCGAAACCGGGTTCTACATGCTTATGATCGAAGTTCTTTACCAAGGTGGCGCTGGTGCGCCCTCTGCTCCTCTCTGCGTTGGCACATCGTTTGATGGGTCAGTCATCATTGAGGCTGCTGGATATTTACAATGGCCAAATGCCAATATATCTTGCACAAGTGGTTCAGATACTTACGCGAATCTCATGTGGGGAATCTATAATCCTATCTCGGCAACAGGTTCATACCTATTGAATGGGAATGGATTTATCCAACTCGATTTCTCTGGGGCAACAATGCCTGGAGGCTCGACAGGAGTCGTCCTCAGTGCTATGCTATGTCGCTTACCGTCCGCTCCTGCTAACTTCCCTGATATTATTCCGCCTGGGTTTGAGGCCCGTCCACTTTCCAAAAGAAAGCGTTGCACGGTCTTCAGGCACTCAATTCGTCAATATGATCCATCCACTTTCAGAATTTTGCAATCAATTATTCTGGAAGCACGAACTGTCCACGAGACTCTCTCGGTTCTGAGAAGTTTCGGGCTATTTGTTGATGGTCGTCCCTTGATCAGGACGCCCCTTATTGATCGAACAGGTCCGGATGTTATCTTACATGATCTCGAGAAGTTAAGCTTTTCACAGAAACGTCACATTGTACAACAACTCAACCAACCTTCTACTTCTTCTTAAAAATAATATTCTTCACCGATCCTCATACATGGGGACATGGATAAGGAAAGCAAACAATATATTCTTCTTTGGAAGGAGCCCATACTTGAAAGTCAAATAACAGTTAAGTTAGGATGACCTACG